GGGGAACCCGCGCTTCCAAAGAGTTACGATGCGAAAATTCGCTCCAATGGGATCAGCTTTATGCTTCCCCATTGAAACTCTTTGCTTCTGGGCTATAGCCTCTGCGGCTACAGCTAGAAGGCTGGGCGTGAATGTCATGCGAGCTTCGAGCCTAGTAACAGTTCATGGCGACGATACAATCGTTCCAAGTTCTTGTTACAAGGATGTTGCCAAGGCTCTTGAGGCTGTAAGCCTCAAGGTTAACCTTGGGAAGTCATTTGTCCACGGATTCTTTAGGGAATCTTGTGGTGGTGACTTCTTTATGGGGCACGACGTTACGCCGTGCCGTGTAAACAACCTCTGGAGCAGCACTGAATCGCGGTTTGTTGAGCTTATGAACCTCCGTAACATTTTTTATGTTAAAGGTTTATGGCAGACAGCTAAGAGAATTGAGATGATGTTACCTAGTTGTAGTTATACTAGTAGTACCATCAGTCCGTTACCCTCAACAAGACAGACACTAGTGTCTGCTTTTGTTGGTGGTACCGTTAATCGAATCTCTAAGGGCCGTCAAGTATTTACTATATCTACCTTAGGTGTTAAGAAATCTAAGCACACTAAGAGGCCAACTGACGTTGGTCGGTATATACAGTACTGGACGTCAGAGCGAGAGTATGAAACTAAGCCATACTTATACTCTAACTGGAGCGGGAGCTACGACCAAAACATTATCTTAAAGAAAGGTAAAGTTAAGGTTGTTAAGGCCCAAACCGGTTATGCTCGTCCTCGCGATAAGGTGTACTCGAACGTTTTAGTAGATGCAACACTATCAAGTCCAGTTTATGGATTGTTAGTGAAGCGTCTGTGTGCACGTTAAGCACAAACCCTGCTCGGAGAGCCCTGGCGGAGCCTTGTTGGTCAATGACCGAATCTTGTAAACAAGACTGGCATCGAGACGATGCGCCACTTACTATGTAACTGGCGAAAGGACGCAGCTGTACGCGAACGCGTGCAAGTTCTAGGCTTTCAGCCTAGGCTCGAGGGAAACCTCGGTGCTGATCGGCCACTGGCCGATCAAACTAGCAGGGCTCGCG